ATACCCGGGAGGGTGCCAGCGCATGGTCTTCATCGCTGCACCTCCGTCATCAGGGCGGCATAGCCGATGACATCGACCAAGCTGTCGCGGTGGTTGGGATCATGCGCCAGGCGGACCATTTTCAGGTCGATCATGCACAGCGCGACCTGTGCCGGGGTGACGGGCTGGCCGAGGGTGAGCGACCAGCGGGCGGCGATGCGGCGCAAGGCGGTGTCAGCGGGGCCGTAGGTTTCGGCGCGGCCTTCCAGGACCGCCGCAGCTTGTGTGAGGATGGCGTGCCGGGTCATGCCAGACCTCCTTGCGTCTCGATCGCCCAGAGCAGGATGGCGATGGCGTCAGCCTCGTTGTCGTCCACGGGGCTGAAGCCGCGGGCGCGTGCAGCGGCCACCATGGCGGCCTTGTCAGCGTTGCCCTTGCCCGTGACATGCTGCTTTATGGTGCCCACTGGGACACCTTGGTAGGGTACGCCGCGCAGCTCGGCCCAAGCGGTCAGCGTGGCCATGAGACCCCCATAAACGTGCGCCGCATCGGTGCCCGCGTGCCGACGGACCTCTTCGAACCAGATCACCTCAATCGGCCCGGATAGCCGGTCAATCTCTGTCAGCCAGTTGGTGAAGCGGAGATACCGCATGCCGCCGCCATCGAAACGGCCGGGCTTGAAGCTGACGGTGCCACTGGTGATCAGCCCATCATGCGCACGCAGCGCCCAGCCGGTCGTGGTGCCGAGATCGAGGGCCAGGATCGTCGCAGCCGGCGTGGGCCCCTCATATTGCAGCATCTGCGTTTCAGGCGCTTTCAGGGCCAGCCCCCTGAACCCGCGTGTTCGGCAGGTCTTGTATTTTGGAAAACCGAGCTTTGCCAATTCGAGGGCAAACAGTTTCACCGAGCCCGCATAGCAGCCATGACCGTCGGCCCAGTCCTGCCAGTCCGCGAAAAGCTCGGCCGTCATGGTGCAGGCGGCGTGGTTGAGATCGCAGCGCCGACGCAACCACATGTCAACACCTGCCGAGAACGTCAGGGGGGGTGCATAGGGCGCGACGGATGCAGCAGGTACTTCACTATGAGCGTTACACGCGTGCGCATGCGCGCGCGTAACGGGTATATAGGTATGACCTGTCGCAACCGTCGCAGGCCTTGTTTCATTGGTCATTGTAGTCCCCCGTGAATAGGTCAGAGTTGTTGTCGCAAAGTTTGATCCCGAGGAAGCCGCGGGCTTTCCGGGTGTTTTCGCGGGCAAAGCCCCGGGTGCTCAGGGATTCCGAGAAGCGCTTCATCGAGCCTGCGTATTCACCGTTGGCCTCGGCCCAGGACTTCCAGCTGTTGAAGAGCTCAGTGGAGCCCGCCCAGAGTGCCTTGTTGCCGGTCTGGCAGCGCTCATCGATCCAGCGTCCGAGCGCGTCCTCGGCCTCGAAGTAATCGTCGGTGGCGGCCATCACGGCGGGTGGCGGGCGCAGACCTGATTTCTGCCATTTGAGGCAGCCCTGCAGCGCCCAGGCGAGGATGCCGTCCCGTTCGGCCAGGAGCCTGTCCGGCAGGCGCTTGTCGCGCTTGGCGGCGGGAATGGTTACGGTGAATGGCACCATGTGCAGGCGCCGCTTCATCGCCTCGTCGACATTGCGGATCGAGGGCTTGTGGTTGCCGACGACCAGCAGCTTGAACTGCGGCATGAACTCGAAGAAGTCCTGGCGCATGAAGCGGGCGGTGATCTTGTCGCCGCCGGTCAGCGCCTTGAGCTTGCTCTCAGCCCAACGGCTGCCCTGTTCGGTTTCGATTGAGGTGACGATCCTCGCGCCGCGCAAGCCCGCCATGTCAGTCGGATGGCGATCACCGGTCGTGGCCATGAACATGTCCATGGGCGCCACGGTGGCGTAATCGCCCATGATGGCGGTCAGCGTGTTGGCGAAGACGGATTTGCCGTTCGCGCCGGTGCCATAGAGAAAGAAGAGCGCATGTTCGGTCGTGACACCGGTCAGGCAGTAGCCCGCCATGCGCTGGAGATAAGCTTGCAACTCGGGATCGCCGCCGGTGACCGTGTCGAGAAATTGCAGCCAGACCGGGCAGTCGCCTTCCACTGACGCGCCCGCGATCTTCGTCATGTAGCGCAGGGGGTCATGGGCTGAGCCCGCGCCACTGCGCAGATCAACGATCCCGTTCTGGGTGTTCAAGAGCCAGGGATCACGGTCCCAGACCTCAGTCGTGGTCGCATGGCGGCGATCCGATCGGGCCAGTCGCTCGACCGCGGACACCGTGGCCGCACTGGACAGCTTGGTGCGGATCTTGGCCGAGGCGGAACGACGTGCTGCCTCACGGCAGATGCGCCGTGCAAGATCGAAGGCCTGCAGCGTATCCTCGCGCCGCCAGAGGGCACCCGTCCAATTGAGCCACTGGCCCCAGGGCGCCACGTAGCGCCAGAGATCGGCATGCCGCGTGGCGAAATTGTCGGCCAGCGCGTCCTCGGTGAACTGGACAGGGATCGGTCCATCGCCTGCATCACCGCCACCGGCGCTGCCACCGCCGCCATCATCACCATCGCCCATATCGCCCGCGACATCGCCATAGCGTTCGGCATCGCGCTTCCAGAGCCGCTCAGCTTCCTGGCGTAGCCGGTCTTCCGGCCAAGGCGGGTCGATACGGGCCGCATTGTAGGCGACCATTTCCTCCCAGGCCTGAACCGGGGTGACATGCCCCTCGCGGCAGCGCCGGATCCAGTAGCCGATGACGCGGGAGAGCGCGTCGAACCGGGTTTCGCCATCGACGCCCCCTTCGCGGATTTTCCGAGCGAAGAGTTCTGTGACCGCCCCGCGCGCCTCCGTCGCGCCGTTGAAATCCAGCTCCTCAATGGCCGCACCTTCCAGCGGCGGCATGGCCACGATGGCCTCGATCAACTCGCCGAGGTCGTAGTCCCGCTCGTTTCCAGCGACGATCTCGACCAGCCGTTGCACACCGTTCTTGGCATGGACCGAGCCCGCGACCCGAATGGGCTGGTGCGCGGAACGGAATGAGGGATCGCCGCCTACCTTCGAGGCGATCATGTAGCGTGCCCGGCAGACGCGGGCGATATCCTCATCTTCAGCGGGTTCCGTCAGGCGCCAATACAGGTGCCGCTTGGGCTGTCCATCCTCGGTAATGCCACCAGAGGCGACTTCCAATGTGGGGGCGCCGAGATGCTGGACCAGATGATCCCGCTTTGCGCCAATATCGCCATTGTCGAGATCGACAAGGACGACCTGCGTCTGCACCACGCTCTCGGCCCGGGCATCGGCCGCGGACAGCACGGTGCCGGGCACCACGAAAAGCGCCATGCCTGCGCCCGCTGCCCAATCGGCTTGCAGAGCGAGCTTGGCTGCGAACTCGCCATCCGCTGCGAGGAAAGGCGTGTGCGAAGGCGCATCGGGCGCACCCTTTTCCGCCAAGGCCCGGACCGGGGCGAGGCCATCGCAATAGCCGAACACCACATCGGCAAAGCGGGCGATCATGGCATGATCGGGCTGAATGCGCTGGGGCTGGGGCATGTCGGAACCTGTCGTCATGACCAGCACCGCGCTTTCCACGCGCAGAAGCGGCATTCGAAATGTTCGGGATCGAAGGTATGGCGCGGCAGCAGCTCGCCTGCGTCACAGGCGCGGAGGATCGTCACCGCCTTGTCGCTGGCGCTCTGGGCGAGTGCGGCGTCGAAGGGCACCAACTCGTGCCAGATCTCGCAGGTGTCCTTGTTGATGGCGGTGAAGAGCGCGGGCGTCTCCGTCAGGCCGAGATAGGCCTGATAAAGGGCGATCTGTGTCGCATAGACGGGCTTGGCCTTGACCACGCCATGCTTGGCGATCTCGCGCCAGTTCTTGGCATTGGCGGATTTGCATTCCCAGAGCGCCGGTGCCGCGAAGTCCTCAGGGCCCGCGACGACCACACCATCGGCATGGCCCTGAACCCGTCCACCGGCCGCGGTGAAGCCGAACTGCTCGCCATGGCGATTGCGCGTGCGCAGATCGAAACCTGCCTTGCGCAGCCACTCGATTGCCAGGTCCTCGAGCACATGACCGAGGGCGAAGATGCGCAGCGATTTTCCGGAGAAGCCGCCATCGGGATCGCGCGGGGCTTTCAGGTATTCGTATTGCAAGCGGCGCGAACAGATGTCGCCAAGGCGGCTGCCGCCGAGA